GCTTGAATCATACCATTGCCACCCTATAATCGCTTACGCTATATTCATATGAACAACGATTCAGCCCTATATCAGAAACTAGGCAAGATGGAAGCAGATATTAAAAATATCGGGGATCTTGTAAATGAAGTAAATCGTAAAGTCGATACATATAATGTCATTTCTCAACGAGTTACAGTCCTAGAAGAACGAGCTGCAGACCGATCTAGTCGTATTCATAAACTTGAAGAAAATCAAGCTAAAATCGTCTGGGCGATTATTACAGCAGTTCTCGGGGCAATCCTTAAATTCGTGATTATTGATGGAGCGCATCGATGAAAAAGACGAATTGGCTATCAGTTTTAACTTGGGGAGGGATAATGTTATTTAACATTTTATTCTGGCTATTTATAACCTTAAAGGGATATCTTATCCAAGCATTGATCTCATATCTCGTTATTGGGGCATTATTTATAATCTTAATGTTTAAGGAATTAAAATGAGCTGGAAGCAAACAATCTACCCAAATCTAGACGATAAAAAACTTGTAATTTACGCCCAAGGAAAAGTATTACTAGACTGGTTTTTGTGGTGTTTAGCGGTTACTCAAAAAGTGTTTGGCGTTGCTCCTTTTGCAGAGTCTGCTCAAATTGCATGGAATTGGAATAATACTAAGCATCAAGACCGTAATCTTCCAGATGGATGTTTTGTCCCTATTTGGTGGACTGGTGGTTATAAGAACTATGGACATGTGGCTGTTGCTAAGCGTACTGGGAACCGTATTCAGATTTGGTCAAGCCCATATACTCGTAAACCATTTTTCGATTACTTCGAAGGCGAATTAAACGTTACTATCGATACTATCTCTCGTATCTATGGTGTTAGTTATGCAGGCTGGACGGAAACCATGAACACTACAAGAATTATCGAGTGGGTCAATCCACCACAATTAAAATCTAATGAAGAAATCGCAGCAGAAATATGGCAAAAGAAATGGGGTGATGGCGAAGAAAGAAAGAGACGTTTAGCTGCAGCTGGTTATAGCTGGGACGCTATTCAATCTCTCGTAGATAAAGGAGTTGGCAAACCTGTTGAAAAACCTGCTGAGACATCGCAAGAACCACCAAAGCAACCGGAACAACCAGTTGAGCCACCTAAACCAGAACCAGTGCCAGAAGCACCTAAGGAAAATCCACAAGAAAAGGAGAGACAAATGGAAGAGAACAAAACGGAAAATATTAACAAGGATGAGCAGAAAGCCGAAGAAAAGGAAGAAACTATGAAGCCTACATTAACTGATGAACAAATCAACAAAATCAATGAAGAGTACATGAAGCTAGCCAACGCTTCAACTGAAGCTATCACAGAGGCTGGCTCAGGTTTTGAGTTTAGTAATAAAACTAAGATTATTGCTTACTTAGTTGGAGATTTCTTGCTTTTAGGCTCTGCTATCACGCCACAAGTTGTGCTTGCTATTATGAGCTTAAACGATAAGAATATGACAGCCTTCGGTACGGCTCTTGCTAGTATCTTGGCAACCTTGGGTTCACAGATTTTACTAATTTTTAAGCTTTTGAAAAAGAAAAAATAAAAATCTTAGTTTACCTCAAAAAAACTACCCCTCTATCATAAACGATAAAGGGGTTATTTTAATTTAGACGATAGTTTTATCATCTATTAAGAAAAACTTCTCAAAACGTCTTAGAATAGCTAAAACGGTGATATAGATAAATTAAGCCATGCTTGTATGTTGATATTAGGTATTTGTGCGTACGGATTCGAATTTTCCGGCGTCATAAGTCTTTGGAACACTGCGAAAAGCCTATAATGGTTGATATCTAGCCTATGAACGCTTACAAAAATACCCGCTTCATGATTTGGCAAAATTATAGTGTAGTTTGTTGGTAGATAATTTTGCTCAAGATTTGTTTTCATTACAACATTTTCAAAAAATACACCGCTTGGAGAATCTTTGTCTACGTGCCACGAATCGCCAGTCTTATAACTTCCTGATGGAATATTGAGTTCAAAATGTATCTTGTTCTTATGTTTTTGAGCCGTAAAATCACTATTTTGTAAAAAATTCGAGATCCTTGAAATCGTCATATTTCATCTCCATATATATGATAATAAAAAGTTTCTTGTGATGAACTATTTGATTTATTACAGATAATATACTGCTTGTCATTAACTAATGCACCCAAATAACCATCATTATTAGTAGATCTTGTAGTAGCCTGTGGCATAACACAGTTATGATACCCTTGTGAGTAGTTGCCAACTTGACCAATTTTCCAGAGCCTAGCTTGAGGAATATATCCAAGATTATGGTTAATAATTGAATCGGTATTAGCTTCAACTGTTATTTTTCTTTGCTCTAGGATTTTAGGATAATTAAAATCAGAATTAAGCCTGAAATTAGTAATATCATCTACATTATCTACTTCACCTTCATAATCTGGTGGAACAAATCCAGTCAGCCTAAAATAAAAAACAGTTTCAAATGAATTATTATGTGAACAATTTATATAGATATTATGGTCGTCCGCCCCGATATTAACTACAAATGGTGGCTGACTACTACCATAAAAAATAGGAATTTGAGTCGATAAGTCAAAAGCTGGATTAAAGTTAGCATTAGTAGACCATTGTCCAATAATGAGAGGGGTAAATGGAAGATTGTGCGGCACTATTTTTTTATTCTCATTCCAATACTGGCCAACTGGAACGTTTATGGTAGTAGACAATTTGAGAGCGAGTATCGGTATAGGATAATCGCTACTCATTATAAAATTTCTAGGTTGAGTCATTATTGATTAAGCTCCGTAATCACATCGACGTTTGGTTTTGATATATATTGACCAAACCCAGTTGGTGATTTTTCAGAACCAAGATAATAGCGCCTAACGTTATTGCCATCCCTCACAATAATCTCCCCTGCTGTCTGGTCTATGATCATTTTGCCGTCATTAGATGACGTAACTACATTACCTGAATATTTCACTGTTTTTTCAATTGTCATATTCTCTCCCTTCTACCCCAATACGTCTGTGCTATCCAATACTGATTGATCTAAGATGAATGGTGAAACAACTGTAGTTTTCTTGAGTGTTAGAGTGGTTTTTAATTGTGAATCACCAAGCGACATTTCAATACCTATAATTTGGTAGTTTCCAACAAATTCCTTAAAGTCTACCGACACAATATCCTGAAGTTGAAGCGCCGGATTACCTTTAACTTCTAATTTTAAAATTGGTGAATAATTGGCGTATTTTTTAAGGATGTCTGTGGCGTAGCCATCAATATTCTTGTAATTACCGAAACAATCATTGTCGTTAATTTCTAGAGCCTGAACGCCATACTTCTCGACAGACTCGCTATCGTGAGCTTCATATTCTATTGGACTCCCTGAGACCTGCTTAGCTGGTTCACCAAAAATCTGCAAGAAATTCACAGAAACTGGAAAGCTGTTCGTATTGGTAAATGTAAGTTTCATCGAATCAGCAAATAATGTGCCAGTAGCCGAGACTTTCTCGGAAACTGGTTTGCCAGATAAATCTACAGCCGTAAAATTTGAGTTATCGGAATTGCCTTTTAGAATTGGATTGGTTGAACATTGCCAGATTGGATCATCAAATGAAATCCATACGTCTTTAGTGCTGTTGGCTGGCAATCGGTAGGCATCTTCTTTGGATTCACCAGAATATCCATTTGAGTTATCCATTGTGAAAATAGACTGAAATGCCTGAACGGCGCGGATTTCACTTTTTACTTTAATAGTATTCACAATACTGTCGGTACGACTTGGTGTGGCTTTAATAATTGTTATGGCATTAAATGTCATTACTGGTTGTTTACCGATAATTGAAGTTCGTGGCTGAAAACGGATAATACCTTGTTCATCAAGCCACATCGCACCGTTTTCGGCTTGAACTAATTCTTTTAAGGCATTACCGGCGTTTTTGCCAGAAGCAAAATAAACAAATGGGATAACGTTAAGTCCTGCTGATAATTTATACATTGCGGGATCGAGTCCAAACTGGTTTAAGATAGTAGCGATGACTTGGTCGGTGCGAACATTTCGCATCATCACCATATTTTTAAGGCTCATCTCGCCAATTTCACTCAAGAAATCCATAGCAGTAAAACTTACAACTTCGTCTAGATTACCATCATAGGTTGGTAAGCCTTGAGTAAGTCCGACAAAAACTGGCGCTAAGCCACCGCCCTTAAAACCCATATAGAGCCGGCATGGACGTTTTGGCAAGATATATTTCCCAATTGGCGAGGCACTTCCGTCTTCGCTGAAGCTGAAGCGTTTATCATAATTATTCAACTCAAAATCAGCAATACAACTCTGAATATTGTACGGAAACTCCACAGACCGTGAAAAGTTCATAGATACGAGACGCTCTTTTAGAAACATATAGTCATACGCATCCCATAACTGAATTGGGTTTTGATCATTCGACCCAAGAAGGTCAGCGCCATCCAGTGTCGATTGATCAAGTGTAAACCACTTGATTCCAGTATTCCTTTTCTTAGTGAACGAAATTGCCACATCCCAATCTAGTGGTCTAACTGAAGCTGCCGCTAGTTGATGAAATTTATCTGAGACGGTAATCATAATTGCATCGATTCCCTGAATGATACTTTTACATTTTCCACCATTCCACAATTATTGATAATTGATTGGTCGCCTAGCTCCATTCTTGCCACCATATTATCGACACCGAGTTCGGGAATAGAAATACGAGGATATTTATGTAGTTCGTATTGACGATTGAAGAAGCCTTCTAGAACAGCATATTCTTCAGCTGACAAGAAGTTCCATTCGTATTCAAATGTAAATTTCTTATAGACATAATCAGTATAAATATCACCACTTGCGACTAAAACCTCGCTTTTACCGATTTCTCGATTCTTATTAAATGGAGATGGCAACAGTGTATAGGTAATACTCGTATTATCATCTGTGATTGTAAGAGCTAAACTCATGCCGCCATCCTCGCTTTCTTTACTTCTTCATAAGCGTCATGGAAAGTAATTGCGCATTGTCTCAGTTCGCTCTTGGTGCCAACAATACCATTAAAGGTGAAGTTAAATGTTTCGCCACCGCCATTTCCATTACCAGCACCTAATTTTTCTATCAAATTCGCCATCTTGGATTCAGGCACTACCCATTCATCTTCACCAGCTTCGCCTGCCATGATGATTTTACCGCCAGCCGTTGCTGGCACGATTCCACCAGATGCTAAACGTGGAATTTTAAGCCTATCTAACTTACCGAGATTAACACCTGGAATAGCATTGATAATCCCAATAACGCCATTGATCATATCAACAAAGAAATTAACTGTGTTTTCTACTACTCCAAGTATGTTATTGATTGCGGTCTTAAATGCATTAGAAAATGCTTGTCCAATTTTTTCACCACCGTGGCTAAACATTTCGCTCACTCGTTTCCAGACCTCTGCAAATAAGCCACCCAAAGTAACAATCAATGCCCCAAAAATCATAGGGACAGCGCGTACAAGCGCCATAAATAAAATTACCGCTGCTGATAATAATTGTGCAATTGTATTTGGGTCGATTAAGAACGCGATTATATTTGTAATTATCTGTGGCAACGCATTGGTTAGGGCAGTAAGGATTTGTGGTAATGCTTCAATAATTGCCATAAATAGTTTTACTGCTCCGTTCAGTAGCATAGTAAGTGTCGCTGGTTCTGTGAGTTTTGTAACAATAGTAATAACTAAATTGGTGATAGCGTCTATCAAGCTAGGCAAAATAGTAACTATTGCATCTATTAACTTAGGCAAAACCTCTACTAAGGCATTAAATAATTGCTCAATAAGTCCTGGTAATATCTCCACGATCGACATTGCAATACTGATTATTGCTTCAAGCACTGGCGGCAATAGCTGATTAACTAGTTTCGGGATTTCTGCAATGATAAGCGGTGCGACATCCTGAATAAGTTGAACCATGCCTCCCAAAGCAACTTCAATTGTTGGTAATAAGTTTTTACCGACAGCCTCGACTGATTCAACGACGTTATTTAGCAATTTACCAAAGTCTTGAGTATCATCAGCAAGTCCAACCACTAGGTTGCTCCACGCACCCTTAAGCATTCCTAAACTTCCGCTGATAGTTTCGGCAGCTTCCTTTTGTGTTGTACCGGCAATTCCAGTATTCTCTTGAACTAAATGAATCGCTTCAATGATATCTTGGTAATTGCTGATATCAAACTTTTTACCCATCGCTTGTGGGAGCTTTTCAGCATCTTTGAGTAAACGTTCCATCTCGGTCTTAGTACCACCATAGCCAAGTTTAAGGTTATCAAGCATGGTATAGTTTTGCTTGGCAAAACCTTGATAAGCGGTCTGAATCAGCCCCATATCAGTACCCATCTTATTGGCATTATCAGACATATCCGTTACTGCCATGTCTGCATATCTAGCCGCTGCAGCCGTATCACCCTTTAAGCCCTGAAGTAGCGAGGCTGAGAAACCAGTTACAGTTTCCATATATTGATTGGCGGAAAGTCCAGCAGTTTTATAAGCATTGTCTGCATATTGGAATACCTGATTTTGAGAATCCTTAAATAAAGTTTCTACGCCACCAGTAAGTTGTTCATAATCACTAAACGAAGAGATTGATGATTTAAAAATGTTCGTGAGACTAGAAAACGCTGATTGGAAACCAGACATAAGTTTTTGCCCCATAAATCCACCCATGCCAGCCAAAAAGCCATTACCAATGTTTTTTAGACCGTTTTTGAACTTCTCTCCAAAGCCATGGCTAGCTTTTTCACCTGAATCTTTACCGCTTTTATCACCAGCAGAACCCAGTTCAGTCTTCATCGTTTTTTCGACATGAGAAATCTCGGACTTAAAATCCTTAGTATCAATTTTGACTCTATATTCAATTTCGCCAACTACGGTACTGCTGGTACTCATTATTTATTCACTCCATCAATAAATGGTTTCATTCCATCACGAAGCGTTTCGTTGGGATTCTTGCTGAATGCACTGCCAGTACCAACGCAAACGATTCTTGCATAATTCACATAATCACTATGTTTAACTTTTTGCCCTGCATCCACTAAGGCTGATAGCTCTTCCATGGATAATGGCATTTTCTGCTTTTTACCGGTATGTTCATCAAAAGTTTCGATATAGCCACGTTTTGCTGCAACGATCGCTTCCCAACCATAAAGCATGCCTAGTTCAGCTAGTAAATAAGCTACTCTAGATACTTTACCTTTGCGGAATGTGTTGTCTCCAGACATTCGCTTCTTAAAAGCTACTTCTACCGCTTCACGATCTTCTGGAGTCATTAAATCAAGCAGATTTGCCATACTTACTCCTGATTATCAGGTTTTTCACCTACAATCTTTTGATAGATTTCGAGAATGCCCTCAATTGGAACTTTCGCCAATATTTTGCGAGCTTCATCCGGCTTGTCAAACACACTATAAAGAATGTCGCTCAAGTTTCTAATAGCCTCTTTAACTCTCATTAAGTCATTAGTGCTTTTTGCTTCTTTTAATTCGTCGCATAAATCGACATAAGATAATGTTTGTGCTGAAGACATTGGCGTAACTTTAAACTCTACGCCATCAATCTCGGCAGTGATTTGTTTTGTGTATACTGATGTTGAAATAGATACTGACATTGTAATTAAAATCCTTTTTATGCTTAGTATTATGTGTCTATACAGGGTGGCAATAAAAACTTGTGCTTTTCTGAAAATATGTTATAATTGAGGCATTATGGATATGGGTACATTCATTGGAGCATGGACTGTTATCCAAAACAATGAAAAAAATAAGAAGAAAAATAGTCCAAAAACTTATCCAGTCGAGCATTCAATTATCTTATGGCTTTTATTTGGCGGTATTTTTGCCTACATTCCTGTAATTTACTTCACTTTCTCAAAAAAACATAAATGGCATCTATAAAAAATAAGCTCCTACTAAGAGCTTATTTTAGTTATTAAGACTTTATTGGTGTGCAGTAACTGGAATGGTCTTCTGCGCAGTTACATCCCACTTTGATGGCTTAGATAAATCGCCAGTGCCAACGCGGAAATAACCGTTATCTGTTGGTTGCATTTGTAGGGTTGCCTCAATAGATACTGCGTCTGTTGTAGATAATGTCGGATTAAATGACATATTTACAAGCCCTGCAAAAATATGGATATCATTATCGTCGGTTTTTTCACAAACTGGATGGATATTAACAGGCAATGCTTTACGCATACTGCAGTTGTTGCTTCCGAATACGATTGCACCAGTTTTTTGAGCTTCAGCAGTAGGTTTTTGATAAGCGTCTGCCCAGAGGACTTTTAGATAATCCAAGTTTGGCAGATAAACGGTAAAAGTTAATTCTGCAGTTTCAGCTTTGCCAGATGGTTGCTTTCGAGTACCAGCTTGAGTCTTCGCTTCTACTGTACCTTCAGCGTAGTTTGGCGTAATATCACCAAGACATTTTGCTGGAATAAGGGTATTTCCAATGCTCATTTCCCATTTACCAGCCATGAGTGTTTCGTCCATATATTCTCCTTTATGGTTGTTAGTAATAAATCGTGCCAGTGAATGACCAGACCATTCGTCCATTAGTATCTAATCCTACATTAGTAATGGATGATGGTGGCATAATAGTTACATTATGATACTCCCGACTAAACACTGGCGGTACTGGTGGGAGTGTACAGATATCGTATGAGTTATTTAGGAACTTTCTTATTTCTTCGAGCTTCTGGTAGCTCTCGATGTCGGTTTTGCCTCTCGAATAAAAGATGTAATCTTGACGATTACGCATGCCCCTATCTTGAGACACTCCGACGCTGGCAATGTAGATACCATTTTTGCCTAAGCCAATTTTCTCCCAGAATAAATCCTGATCAATTTTACCGAGACCATTGTCTTCGAGGAATTTAAGTAATGACAATACAATCATTTCAGAAACTCCTTAAAACCAAGCTTAGCGACGACATTATCTCCAGCTTTCTGTAAATAGTATTTAGTATGAGGATTTTTCTTATTCTCGAAATGTCGACGTCTGGCATATGGCACCCTAGCATCTCCAAACTTAATATGTACTTCGGAATCAGATACAACTTCGACTCGTCCATCGCTTTTTAGATCACCGGTTAATTCTGGAGCTAATGCAATAGCATCCATCAGGATTCTATCACCCATAGCACGCAAACCATTTCTCCAGTTCTCTCGCTCGACTCGCTCGAAAAGCTTCGTGTTGGTTCTAATTATCACCGACATATTCAGCCCTTTCAAGCGTTAAGGTTAAGTGTTCAATTTCATTAGTATCGAAATTACGCGCTTCAGTTACACCAACAATCGAGTAATCAGCATTATTATAGCGAATACCGTTGCCGATAATCTGCTCGCATGTTAAGCCAGTAAAATCTTCTGGATGTACATGAACGGTGCTGTTAGATTTGCGTGTCTCTTGATTGCCCTGCGAGACCATACCTTCTTTAATCTTAACGATACCTCGAAGAGTTTTTTGACCGATAATTCGATTACCATAAACCTCACCTCGGCTAATTGTTAGATATTCAAAAGATACCTCAACAAACATATCAAACACGGTCATAACATTGTCTTTCCGTGCATAATGCCGCTCGAACATTGACTGTACTTTAGGAGCGTTGCACTTTCATTAGATAAAACCAAACTCATCGGACTTTTCTTATCAGCTGTATAGTTGATAGAAAAATCCTCTACTCGTTTTGATTCCACTCCATTATTATGTTCAAAATCCTGTGTCGCTTTAATACTGCCAAACATTTTAGCTAGAAGCATTTTAAGGTCAGCAGGAATTGGATTTGGAAGATTAGACAAGCAAAGTAGATCCTTTAGTTTTAGATCAGCGATTTCAAAGTAAATATTAAAGTTCTTAATTTCAACCTCAGAAAGAGGACGACCAAGCAGAGCCACTACTTCATCTTGTGTCATCACAGGTTGGTAATCGTTCATCTGATCGTCCTCTCTTCCTTAGTTTAGTTGATTAAGCATGTGCAAATGCGCCGGCAACGGTCTTGTAGCCTTGTGCAGAACCACCAACATAACGCTCAGTAAGCATAACGTCTTGGTTTTTGTTGGTGTCGAAATCGGTACGTACGGTTGCGGTAGGTTCACCAATTAAAACATAGCTTTGGTTAGCATATGCAATAGCCTTGACATCTTTACCGACAAGCTCGTCAATTTCAAAGATCTGCTTTACGTCAAGTAAATTAGCAAAGTTAGAGCCTGCTGGGAACATCAAGTGTCCGTCAGAACCTTTAGCTAATTTAAGTTCGGTAGTAAATCCAGTTGGTACAACCAAGATTTTGCCGGCGTTTTTCTCGTCCTTAACGGCGCCAACGGCACGGACTGCCAATTCATAGCTACCCTCTCCAGTTTCGCCTGTAACTTTAGTAGCGACGTTTGAGCCATAACCATTAGTTGCATTGATATCGGCAAGCATTGGATAAAGACCACGAGTACCTTGTAAGGTAGCCTTATCACCAGCACCTTGACCGATTAAAGCACCAACAGCAATAGCATTAGCGACACGTGCTGCTAACTCTTCAACACGGAAGGCAAGAAGTTCACCAGTTTCATCATCGTAAAGATCCTGCAAGTCGATTGGAAGCTTTTTGTAGATACCAAGACCTTTAAGATCACGACGAACGTTGGTCAGAGACTGATCAGCTTTTGCATCACCTTTTTTATGTCCATTAGCGGTATCACTAGTACCAATTGCGTAAACAGCAGCACTTTTTACGCCCACTGTACGGAAAGTTGCCAAAATACCAGGATTATCGACCCATGCCTTGAAGAAGATATTTTCAATCTGGGACGGCATGATAGCATCACCGGTTACACCTTTAGATTTAAGGTTTTCGTTCCACTCACGCATGATTTGTTCATTAGAGCCACGGTGGTTTTTGAGAACGATATTCTTAAAGTCTACAAGCGCAGCTTTAGTTTTAAGATAGTTATTGGCAGAAGCTGGCTGGTTAGGCATGGCACCTTTTTCCACAACTGCATCTTTTGCAATTTCTTTATTGTTCATAGTTTCTTCCTTTTCTTCATTATTATTAGTTTCGGGTGCTTCTTGAGTTTCACCCTCTGATTCGTTAGTGGTTTCTTCCCCTGAATTATCAGTGGGAGTTTCGTTAGTCGTTTCAGATACTTCTGGTGTTTCAGGAGCTTTAGCTTCTGTGTCTTCAGGAATGATTGTATGGTTTTCTCCATCACCATTTGCATCACCAAAATTGTCGTTTTGTTTTGTCTTCATTTCGTCTCCTAATAAAGATTTAATGGCAAGTAGTCTTGCTTCCTTGTTGGATCCACGATAGACCAGTGAAACCTCAATCACTTCAGCCTTGCTGATTGTTTCGGAGTCAATATTGTAGTCGTAATCAATCATTGTGATCGAGAACGCATTAGACAGATGACCTTCCTCAAGCAGTGTGAGCATTTCTTGGGCGATTTCTCGCTTAGAGATGCCAGCTTCAAATGTCAGTTCATTATTCGAGAAGTAAGCAGCACGAATGGAGCCAATCACATCACGAACATCACCGCTGTGGTTCAACATTAAAGGAATATCAATAACTTCACTTACGCCTTCGCTTGGAATAGATGAGACTGTGATATCTCCACCACCTTTTAGTGGCAAACGTAAGCTTGCTACATCTACATGCTCATAATGACGATCTTCGTTATTAGAACTTGCAACAAAGACAATTCTTCTTTCACCATCAACACTCTTAGTAGAGAGCTTGCCAGTAACTGAAACAATTTTCTGTTTGATTGTCATGTTTTCCTTAGAGTTAATTTAATATTTGCGATTCTGCATCCATATGGACATCTGCTTCATCAAAAACGATTATGTAAAGATATAGGGTGGCAGTAAAACGTGATAAAATAAGCAGTAACATATGGAGGTATTATGTTGCTCGACAAACTTAAGAAAAAAGCACAGGATTTTTACAATAAAAAAATAAATTCAGATTCAGACAAAGCAGTTATTAAACAAAAAACTGAACTGACTAGCGAAACATACTTAGTAAAAGATAATGAACATCTAAGTCCGATTGAAGATAGAACTAAAGAATTGACGACAGTTTATGGTGATTATAAAAACCGTAATACTAATGCATGCCCACATTGTGGACACATTTTTGATGAGCTACCCACCCGTGGTAGAAAATGCCCAGAGTGTGGTAGTCAGTTTTACGTAAGGATTGGGAATAGGTTATTTGCTAGTGATTTGTTAAAGCCTCAAGATGCAATTGCGGCTGATTGCTTTTCTCATATGCTAAACATGCCAGACTTCGATATATCCGTTGAATTTGCAAGAAATATTTTGGAAAGTCGGCGCAAATCTTTTCCAGTTGAACCAGCTTCTCGTGATGTGATATGGGATATAATGCGAAGATTTCCGGATACTCTATCAAATGACCCATTAAGGATGATAAAAGCAGTAGAGCGACTGGAACATTTGGTTGCAATATATGAAAATGACTGTGGTAGAGACCCTAGATCGCTATTAGAGTCCAGTATCGAAAATAATATTGCTTATTGTAAGCTCATGATTACACTAAATAATCCTGGGCAAGATTATCTATATGTATCTAGTAATAGCTGTTGTGAAGTCTGTAGATCTAGATATGGTAAAAAGATTAAAATTAAAGATGCAGAAGAGAAGATGCTAATTCCGTTTAAGGATTGCCAAAACAAACTACATCCTAAAGACAAATATAATTTCTGTCTAGCTAAATATACTTGGAGCGAACCGCCAATTCTTTAATCTATTTTCAGTCTAATATCAGCCTCAGATGATTGAGGTGTTACAACTTTGAGATTGAAACGCTTCTTGCAATATGAGCATTTTACATTTTGTACAATCAATGTACTATCAGTTTCAAATAAGTATCTATTACAGTGCGGACATTTGATTTTCATTACTTCTCCACTTCATATTTAACACGGCAATGACAATTCGGGTGTAAATCTGCCGCATCAACATCTACAAAGTTATTGTTAAAAATGCCACCATCAGCCCCAACGACACTTTCACCTTTTGGCAAGAATGAGTCTGTTACGAGTTCTCTCTTGCCGTTCATAGCCTGACAGAACTCGCATGGGCTTGCGGAGACAGTGTGCCATACTTTGTAAATCTTAGTGCCTGTTTCATTCATTAACTGGCTCATTGCATCAACGCTAGATTTATTAGCAGAACGATGTTCTTCAGTACGTGCCAGTCTCTGCACTCTCCATTCGTCAGTATTCATGATCTCACGTAATCTAGTGGCTAACTCTTCTTTATTCAGCCCCATTTCCTGACCTTGAGCCAAAACATTGCGAATACTTTCTGCAGTTTCTTTAGAGTATGACTTAGCTACATTTACTAAATATGCCTGATAATCAGCACGAGTTAGAGTTGATACAATAAATTCAGAGGTAGCGTCAATCGGGATATTATTTGCTTTAAGTAATTCAATACCCTCTGTGTAGGTTGTTTGACCTTTTACTAGCATATAAGCAATAATGAATGCTAGAATTTCCTGTGCAGTTTTATTTGCCTCTTCCTCATCAATATCATTTACGTCTTTATTAAGCTCATTATTCTCAATCGCGCGTTCAATCTGACGGTTCATCTGGTCTCTCAAAACAGACGAAACGTCATCAATAAACTTCTGCTCCTGCTTGGTTGGGGTATGAGCTTTATGACTACAAGTGCAGTGATCGTGATGCTTTTCTTGATTAACATCAATAGCTTTATTTGTATCATTGGACTGCGTTGAATCAGGAGCGTCTTCTACTTCATCGCCCTCATCTACTTCTGGTTTATCATTAACGATAACTGGCTTGACATAACCTTGTTTAAGCAGTTTGTAGCCCTTAGATAGATTGAAGGCATCAACTACTGAATCGAGTGAGTAGCCATTCAATATTGCTTGATTGATTAAATTGAACTCAGTCATTTTTCGTTCGGCATCGATCTTCTCTTCATCGGCAATACCGGGAATATCTAGATCAAATGTAATAGCATAACCAAGACCGCCAGTAACTCGATTAAGTTCATGAGTTAGTCTCGAATAAATCTTAGTCGCAAATGGCTCTACAGTGTATTTAATGAAAATTTGCTCATCGACGCGGACTGAGGCATAAGTATTATTATCATTTACGCCACGAATACTTGCTGGTACGCCAAAAGCACTATCAATCTTGTCATTAGCCTGTTTAAAAACTGAATCAAGCGACATGTCTTTATTGGATTGAGAAAACGGCACCCATTCGATTTGCGCAGTAGTTGCGCTACCTGTTGCTGGGTCGATAGGACGATGAGAATAAATAACATTATTATTTCTACCACTTCCACGATGCGAACTTTGCATTTTACTAACAATATCTTCAAATTGCGCTCTGTCTTTAGCTGTAACAATAAATTGACCAGCTGGCACGGCACCGTTCTCGAAAAAGCCTGCTTGGTAAGCAGCAATATAGTCGTCAACATTTGCCCATTTTTGAATAGCATTACTTGGTGCGTATCCACGGCTGAGGTTATATGGATCGTAGCCTGAATAGATTTCAATTACTTCGTTTTCTGAATAGGTTGAACCACTACATTGATAATATTTTTTACCACCACTAACGATTTCACTTACGCCCTCTAAAAATGTCAGACCGGCAAAATTATCCTCGGTGATTTCACCACCAGCACAAGCCATGTTTCCTTCATAGTGCCATAAAAGTAAATATACTTTTGGGTGGACTAGTGCCATGACTGCTAAGGCTTCACGAAAATCTGTTGCAGACATCTGCTTGTTTGGGCGATACAGTGCATTTACGACGTTTGGATTGTTTTTGACTGGTTTACCATTAGCGTCAATAGCATATGGTCTAATAACGATGAATTTATTAACAATCGCTTTGATTGACGGATAAGTATTGTCATAGCTATTACCCTTATAAAAACTATAAGCTAGTGGCATTGGGCGATAATAACCAGCAGGATGAGAGCTAGTATCATATAATGCTGATTTTGATTTTGCGTTAAATAATCTCTTTAATTTATCAAGCATGAAATATTTCCTTGCGATAGATTATGATTCTATACAGGGTGGCAGATGAATAAAGCGATAATGTTATATCTTTATATGTATAGTGCTATATTTGTGAAACAACCATGAAGCAATTTAACAGAGGTAAAAAGCAATTTTTGTTAAATCCGTGAAGCAAAAATGTTATATCTAACCGATAATCACGCCGCCATATTCAATTTTTGGCGGCTCAGGTGGAGTATAGAAACAAAGAATTGTAGCATCTGCTAGGTCAGGCGAGCGGAAGCCTCGTTTTTTATAATCGTCTTTACTCTCAACGCCCCTACGTCCTTTGCTATCCATCTTCCATTCACGATTCGATAGTTCGACCAATAAATCTTTGTCGTTGGCAATACTGATATTGTCGATTATCGATTGTAAATAAAACCACGCCTCGGAAATAAGGTTCGGATATTTGTCTGGGTTTGATGCCTTAGCTCCGAAGTTGATCGGAATAACATTGTAGCCTCTTGCGATCATTTCATCAGTTACACCACCACCTACGCCAGTATCATCAATTTTGATTAGGACATCTTTGTCCGCACCAATAAAATTGACTAGTAAATCGCAAACTTCAGTTGTACGTTTTTTAGTGAACGAAGCCCGTCCGATTTCTTTCAATCCTTTTCGCTTCACGAACACAGTCCGGTCGCCACCAAGACGAGCCACATCTACCCCGACTTCAATCGCCCCCTCGTCATCAACCTCTCTACCCATTGCCTCAATCACTTGAGCGGTCTGGATGATATTTTTATCTGAAATAGATAATGCTTTGCCTAAATAATCGTGAGCGTAATCTTCTGGATGATTTATCCTGGCTTGTTCAATTTCATAAAGGATTTCATTGGAGAGCCAACCGTTTTTCTGCGCAATTCGATAATCTACCTCTAAATGCCAAACATCTTTACGTGGTGGGTTGGTGATGAAATAACTTATAACTGGGTCAAGGTCAGTTAGACGATTTAGCGTCCAAATAATCTTACTACCAGGCTTACGAATAGTAGGATTGAGAATACGTATTGATTTAAGAGTGATGGTTTGAGCTTCATCAATCCATGCAATATCAATGCCTTCAAGTGATTTAATAGTGGTTTCTACGTTTCGGTCAAGACCTTTAAAGATGAAGGTTGAGCCGGTGTTGGTATTCGTAATAGTATCGTTTGTCCAAACAAACTCTAAAAAGCCATATTGTTGGATTAAGTCAATCAGAAGTTGATATGAGCTATCCGCTATATTTTTCTGGAACTGACGTAAGCAAGCAATACGTACTCGCTTTGAACGAGCCGTTAATAACAAAAACCGAGCCACGGTATGGCTCTTTAAAGAATAACGTCCACCCTCAATAACTGCATGTCGCCACCAACTATCAAAAAGCGGCTTAAACTCACTTGGTAGCTTTACGAGTGTTTTTGCTATCACCATCCACAAACTCCACCAGCGCTACTGGTATTTCTATCTTTTCACCACCAGATGTAATATCACGCTTCTCCGTGATGCGAGCTTTCAGTTTGTTATATTCAGCAATTGCTTTCATCTTGGCATTAAAATCAGCATCCTGCACAATAAGCTTTTCGAGTTGTTTATCTACAAATTGGTCGTTAAGTCCGTGAGCTTCAAAGATCTCATCTATTCTTTCGAGAATGTTAGGTTTTGTTAGGAGTTCTGACGCACATGCTCTAGCTGTTCTATACCAACCAGGCTTACTGGTGTCAACGTTATAAGCTTCAATATATGACTGGACGCCATTACCAAAAAACTCTCTATCACCTGCATAAAGCTGACAGAATAACTCCTGCTGTGGGGTCAGTCTATGTCCGCTTTTTGTAGTTGGTTTGACAGTAGATTTTACTACCTTTTTACTCTTGCTCTTCTTCATTCCGTCTTCTGGTCTTTCTCAATATATTCAAGTAGGTCTTTATTCTCATGAATATTTCCGATGACTTCATAATAATTTGACATATAGCCATATAAATCAAATATCTCATCGGTTTTTGTTTTGTCTATTAGTCCAATCCGTGGGCTATTAGGATCTTTTACCACAACGAACTTACCAATGAATCGTTTGTCGTAGGGATATTTCATCTTAACTATGTCGCCAACATATATCATCTTACCATTTTTGTCTTTAATCCCAGTTGATTGTTCAATAGTAAAAAATGGTTGATATAGCATATGGACGCAAATAAAGTTTCTATCATCTGGCTTAAAATCCCCCGTCCCTTTTTCGGTAACCAAACAACCTACTTTATACATTCCATACTTATCGCTCCACGCTCTGAATTTTAATTCACGCATTATAATTCATACCCCTTTTCTTTGGTCAAATAATCAATATAAGATAATCGGCTCTCTTTATCATCATTCTCCTTACTGACGGCATAAATATAATCTCCACCATCATAACTAGAATACATATGGGTTGCGTTAGAGAAATCCTCATACGACATTTCTAAATATTTTTGATATTTTTCTTCCATTTTATTTCTCATTTTCTAAAAATTTAATTACTTCTTCTTTTGTCCCCTCAAAACGAGTTTTGCTATGTTTCCCGGCGAGAAATCCTAGAGTTAAGATAATAAACATAACATCTACGACCGTAGATCCACCTAGAAGATGATGATTAAATAAAAGTAATCCAGCAAACATTGAAAATGTAACTATATCTTTAACAATTGAACCTATTGCTGATTCGTTTATAACTATGTATTTAGTTTTGTCGTCATCCATACAACTCTCCTTAATAATTCACGGGAAACATTTCTGACCCCTTTGGTTTTTGTGGCAATGTTACTGCGATATCAATATCTTTCACTCCTTTTTCTCTCAAAAATCGCTCTGTCTTTTTAATTTCTGATAAATTAGAGTTCATGATTTTATGTTTAGTGTCGTCATGAGCGGTATATCGGATTATGTAGTTGATCGGAGTAGCCGGTTTTATGTATGTGTGCGTCTTTTTCATAAATTTTCCTTTCTAGCACCACACTTACCGCATTTGCAATTTATCGTGTGCGTCATACACCAGCAGTTCTTACAGAGGCTAACATCGTAGCCTACTACGCCAGTTCTGTATTCCTGATATTCATTCTCCGAATGGGTGCCGTTGTAGTACTTCATGGCTTCGTCTATTCCGTTAGACTCACATATCATGGCGGTCTTCAAAATTATAGTGGCTTCGTTCGCCATTCGCTTAAATGTCGCCTCTCGTACGTCCTCGTGGACAAGCTTTATATCTGATTTAGTCTGGGCTAAAATTGCTTCCACTATTTGATTGATTATTGATAATTTCATTTTTACCTCTCTTCTCGGAGGAGTGCCATCAGTGGCTCGACTCACTGACACGGATCCAATTAACTTAGCTTTTCGGTTTGGCACTTCTTTCATTTTTGTCTATCTAAAAATTCTGAGTAAGTAATAGCCTCTCTTTCACCATCTTCGTTCTCAAAAACTACTAAGGGTAGCTCAATATCAAATGAGTTTGCTTCTTGTTGCCATGTAGGGTTCAATTCAATCCTTTTAACAATGAAGTTGGTCAATTTAATTTGATGGTTGATAATAAACTGATGAAGAGGAGTGTATTTGCCGGCTCTATCACAGCCATAACATTCTTTAAGATAGAGGGTAACTTTAGTATTTGGATTTATCATAAAATCTTTCATTATTCCTCGCTCTACCTTTCTCTGGAATTATTCTAGCTGTGGATTTTCTTACCCAATCAGGTAAGTTTCCGGTTGTAATACTAATGTCGTGTAGGGTGGCAAGACGACGTATCGTACTCATATCTAGATAGCGGTAATCTCGCAATGCTCGCATGAATGGTCGCCAGTGATAAGTCCAAAAGTTTCTCTGCCGAACATCCCATCTCGTAAATTTCTGCCAGCCATATTTATCTTTGATGTAAATATCACGTGGATTAACGAACCATATTTCGAGACCATTCGTTTTCCGAACGGATACCTGATAATTTCTTGCCACTTTACCTCCTCGCAAGATTTTTATTTAATTACGTAAATATTCATCAATAATTTGCTTACATTCTTCAAGCCCAACCCCAAACTCTGCTCTATAACCCCTCGCACGCAGTTTTTCAAGCATTTCAGCTTGTTCTTCGATATGTTTGTCCCACCAATCTCCCTTTTTGCGGATTTTAACCTCACCCTTCAAGGGCTTTTTTGCATCTTTATCACGTTTTAATTTGGTGCCATCTTTTTTGATTTCAATGTAAAGTCCGTAAACTAATCTTCTATCGTTGCATGGTCCGAAAATAACCTCCCCACTTCGTGCAATAAACAAGTCAGGATAGCCACGCTCTGGGTGTAGCCTCTTATGTTTTGCCGCCTGCCCTGGTGTCAATTTAAGGTCTGCGGCGATGTCGAAGCGATAAATTACGTCTGGATATTGTTGCTGCAAGTGTCGAGCGATCTGCTCATAGAGATTATGCTCGGAATTGTATTTTGGGATTCGTCTCATTTTTTATTACCTCCTTTCTTTTGATTCTTCCAACCCCTTAATAGGTAACTAATATTTCATACCGTATGTGTTTGATTAATTGCCTATTAAGGAGTCTTCACTGCAGCTCATAACACTGAATCTTACAGTGGAGACAACAACTTAAAACTAATGTGAGGAGATAATACAAATTACCTTTGTACCAACAATCTACAATAGTAGAAATTCAATAGCTAATAGTTATTAGTTTTAAGTTAATGGGTTAGTGGCTGCGTCTGTATTGACATTTAACTGGTTATTACTTAAGGGGGTATTTGCCAGCACCACACTACAATTTATTTGAGTCCTTTTAGCTTTTTTAAGAGTTTCCTGAATCCTCTATTGCTACCAATCTTTTTACCGCTCCACCAACCTGAATAAGGAAAAAGCTGAATGTCAATTCCGCTAGGATGGTGAATGATTAAAAGTGTGTGGTTAGCAACTTCGACTTCGTATCCAAGCTTTTCTAAAGTTTCTTGGCAAGTTCTCATCCTGATAGGTTGAAGCTTTGCCTCACGCTCTTGGTCTAATCTGTTGCTCATAAACCCTCTGGATCAATATCTAAGCTCTTAAGTAATAAATCCATGATATTTTTGATGACTTCTTCTTCAGATTTTTCGTTATCATTACTATTATCTTTAGGCTCATTTCTTTTTGGTTTGTCGAGTTGAGTCCCTAATCTCTCGAAAATGGCTTCTCCGAGTTTTTTATTATTTTTAATCAATTCTTTAAACAAGTCAGCCAACATCTCCTCGACCACGAAGCTAGTCCCACAACAGGTTTGAACAGTATTGCCATTCTTATCTATTCCTACAGCAAGATATCCAACTAGCTCATCTCTGACAACGGTTTTCTTAATTGTTTCAACTGCTTCATTTAGTTGAGCTAATTCATCTTTATTTATTCTCCTTGTATTTTTAGCCTTTGCCATCCTTAGTAATCTCATTAGGAGCTCTGTGTTATTTTGATTGTTATTTTCCATATTTTTCTCCTTAAAAGTTATTTTTTACTCTAATCCTTTACCTTGATCTAAACGGTCTCCATAGCCGTTATTGATTAAATACTCACGAAGTTCCGCCGCCATTGTCAGAATCCAGTTCAAACCATCCTCAAGTGTTTTACGATTCAGATAAACAATGCCAACCGTGATATGGTTCTTGTCGGTATGGTGAATGTGCTGATTCTTGCAATAGAACTCAAATCGCTTGAGTTCAGGGTAAAGCACTTGATAGACTTCAGGCTGTTTAGAATTGGTGTAGTCAGTAGCCGAAGCTTTACCAGTTTTCCAGTCGATTCCAGTTGTGCCATCTTTAACATCTAGTACACCGGAAATAACACACCAATCTGTTAATTTGCGGACTCGTTTAGTTGCCAACTCGATTTCTGGCGCTTCCAATTTGCGACCACCAAAGATTTTTGGGATTGCTTTATGTTTTTTAACGTATCGTTCCCAAATACCGTGCATCTTCTTGCCAAACTCCAACGCTTCAGTCGATTCGACTTTAATGCCAGTGTATGGAGCAATAGCCCTATCAATATCTCCACTCGCCCAAGCATTTAAAATTGAATAGCTGACACGAATCGCGCCAAAACCATCGTTATTCATTAGGAGCCTCGCTTACATTTATTCTGATCGTCTTTTTACGTTCTACTTCTGTGATACCAGCAGGTAGTCGGTAGTATTTTGCTCGGTGTTCATCAACCGCTTTTGAATCGATTGACCACGTGGTCTTTTTCTTCCAGAATTTAGAACTATGAAACTTGGCTTCGCCATTGTCTTTATATTTTGCGCCGGCAGCAGAATAGTTGATCTTAATCTTCTCACCTTTAATAGCAGAGAAATTAGGATTAAAATTTAATGCTTGGCGTTCAATCTCTGTTTTAAGCAATTCGACTGCATCATTAACTTCTGATTGAATTTCTAAGAGGCGAATAATTGCATTTTCGGCATCAGGATTGACAATAAAATCTTTACCCTCGTTCTGTGCTTGAAAAATCTCGGTTGGGTTAATTTTTACTACTAATTCGTTGTTCATTTTTTATTCTCCTGTTCTAGTTGATCAGCTAAATTACTTACTTCCTCGACAATCTCTGCTTCTTGAGTTTCTGTGAGTTCTGGCTTGCGTTGTGGATTATCTTCATATTCGCCATCAACAGCCTGATCTTCTTGAATTGCTTTTTGAAGCTGCGTGTTGAGCGGACCGTATTTGCTAATTAAGAGTTTCAATACAGTTTTCTTCGCCATCGAATCGAAATCGTCGCTCCAAAGTCCTGAGCCATATTTGGCAAAATTTTTGGAGTATTTTTTGGCATGCTTGTTCAGTTCTTCGACGGTCATGTAAAGCGACTTCTCAAATCCATTTAATAGCCTGAAATAAGCCACGAAACCAACCGTAGGAGCTTTCTCACGCTCAACTTGGTCTTCGATCCATTTGAACTCAATCTCACCGCTTAGACGATCAAATTTGACGATTTCGCCCTCTTTTACTTCCGAAGCGTTGATGGTCTTGTAGAAACCGGAACGTTGAGCCAGCTGGATGAAGCCTTTGTAGCCCATTTGGAATTGGCAAACCGTTTCTTCATCTTTTTTATTCCTATTTAGCGTGTAAGGGATTAAATAAGCAAAACCTAAGTTCTGATTGATTGGTAAATCCATTGAAGCTGCAATTAGTGCCGCCGAAACCACGCTTTCTGGTTTGCAAGTGTTTAATAGCTTATTAGCGTTTGCTGCTGCTACTAAACTCGTTACGAATTGTGATGCTCGTTTGCCGAGTAGATCGTTAAGACGAGTACTAACAGCATCTTCTCGAACATATTGAGCTATTGATAGTCGTGTTTCTGTCATTTTTTTATTGCAATGGCTCCTGCCATTCTCCTTCTTCGTCATCTACTACTTCGCTACTATGACCATCTGGATATTCAATCAATTTGCCACGCTTAAACGTTCTCCAAGCACCACAATTGTTGCAAACTTCAACATCATGATAATCTTCAACGTAATCACCCTTAATTGGATCTGCATGTCCAAAATCATACTTATCGGCATGGGTTTCTTCATGCAGACAAGTCGAAATAGTATCATCGATTACTTTTACTTTAATTTTCATTTTTTTCATCTTTCTTCAAGATTTTTAATTAAGCTAATAACTCCAAATACTAGTAGGCATAGACTCGTCCAATTGATAATTGGATATTTTCCACCACCTATGAATAGTAGTAAGATTCCTAATCCGATAGTAATAATGCTCTCGATAGTAGACATACCTTCAATTTGGTTGTTATTTATTTTTTCTTTTTTGTAGTTTTTGTTTTGGCGTCGAACCATATTTTTCTCCTTTTTGATTTAATTTCACCTCTAACTGCTTTTGTTTTTTCTGCCATTCATTTACTTGTTTGAACTGGTGAGTGTCCGCTGTTAGCTTTTTGGTGTCAACGTGAAGCTACAAACTTAAAAATTGATGAATGGAGTTTAATAGCCTCACGAAACAACAAAAAAACGGTCTTCGTGAGACCGTGATAAGAAAAACACACCAACAGGGGTGTGCTATTTTACAACCATGTAAGTTTTTTAAGTGTTATTATTATA